AAAACCTTTGTAACCATTTATATTGTTCTTGATTTTTATAGTTACCACAATATTGACTATCTAAAGCACACATGTGTTCTAATCCATTTTTATCATAAAAATTTTGTAATATTTCACTCATATAATCCATTAAATCAAATTTACTTTTTTTATTCATTTTATTCTCCTTTTGTTTAACTCTACTATTTATACTCCTCTAAATGAATAAAGTTCCCATAAATCTTTTGAGGCTTTGTTTATAATCTCGTTTGATACTATCGGAGTCTTGCTAAAAAAAGCGTTGTCGTCCCAGTAGAGCACAGGTATTATTTAATAGCTTACCTCTTCTATATGCTAACCTCAAATCTAGCGGGGGTTTCTGAATATAATTGCTATGCAATAACTAGTAAGATATTCTTATTAGCATCCGCAGACGCACATATAACATTTTCTCTCACTACTTACTACCCTAACAAATACTCTCTCGCAAAGAGTAGCGACAATATCCACCACCCCCAAGTCTTACTTTGTTGGTATAAATGCTATCCAATCCCCATCAAGATTCTTAAATACAATCTCTCCGCTATTGGTATAGTCCAACTCAAAATCTTCTTTAAATGTTTTCGTCTTATATCCACTACCCATAGGCAGTTCACTTTTATCTTCTATCATAACACAACCTAATGTTCCGCTATCTACATGAAGCTTTCCTATGTTGTTATCTTTCATGTTCTTTATATGGTATGTTCCATCTCCGTGTTCAGTTCCATACAAAGATATAATCTTTCCATTTTTTAATGTAAACTTTCCGCCAAGTTCTACATTAGCTACATCTTTGTGATAATCAGTATCAAAGGGAAAGATTAAATCACATACCTCGTCCCAATCTTTCTCATCTAAGATATAACATAAATCTCCTATGTAATATCTACCCGCTTTCATAATTTCTTTCTTGTGGTTTTTTCTATATACTTTCATTTGCTCCAACCTCTTTTACTATTATTTATATGTTCCATTAACATTCTTGTAACATTATAAATATCTCTCGTGTTATCTGTTATTATAGACATTGTTGTCCATACTAAGTTCAGTCTTACTCTATACAAATTATCACCCATATCCATTACATCTACATTATAATCAGTAAGATTTTCTACACTCTCATCTTTTGCTAACTCATTATGCAACTGAATATTTATGTCATTTGCTAGTGTTTCTACATTATATTTATACATCTGTTCTCCTTTTGTTTTTGTTTCATACTACCTTTAACAATAGTTTTTCTCTTTTGTTCCCAACTATTTTACACTCCCAATTTCCATAGAGTAAATAGTTTTCTATAAGTGCAACACGACTTTCTTCTGTGTCTTCCCAATGCAATTCACAATCATTTGTAGTGTCTAAGAAACCATCTTCCCAACCATAAGGAAATTTAGTTTTTTCTATCCACTCTTTTATTATTTTAGTTATTTGTTTTTCAGTCATCTGTTCTCCTTTTGTTTTCTCATTTCATTTACTGAAGCAACACCAACAGGCAATACATCATAATCTTTTTCAGTTTGCCAATGTAATGCACCTGCGTCATTGCCCTCATCATCACAACTTATATAAAATTGTGTTCCATCATCCACTTTAAATACTAATCCTGTAGAAGAATATTCATCTTCTGCATCCCATTTTTGCCAACCAACCGCTATTATTTTTTTATTCACTAACAATTTGAATGCTTTTTCATACCATTTTTTATTTCTTTTATATTCAATAGTGTTCATCTGTTCTCCTTTTGTTATTTAATCAAGATGAGTTAGGTATCACAATAACGACCTTCTCACTTTTTCTTGTATCATTGCTCATCTTAATTAAATTGTTTCATACTACCTTATACTATTCTAATTCTCTTTTGTTCCCAACTATTTTACCAACTACAAGAATAATACACTCTCTTGTTGTCTTTCAATCGTTGTCTTGCATACTCTACAAACTCTAAGTCTTGCTCTCTATACCAATTCATGCTATCCTCTTGCCTTTGGTGTCCCCATAAATACCCACCATCACAAAAATATTCATCATAATCAGTTTTAATTGCCTCTTCTAGTTTGTCTATATCTTCTTCTTTCAATCTCATTCTGTTGTATGCTCCAAACTCTATTGGATACCAACCATCATCTCCTTCAATCCATTTATTTTTAATCCTATATCTTTTCATATATAATCTTGTCATAAACTCTTGTAGTCTTGCGTGTTTTCTCCACTCAAAATGCCCTACTCCTATATAACTATGTTTGACTTTTTCCCCTTCTTGGTTCTCAAATTCATACTCGTATTTATGATTTAATTTTCCACCACTTGCGTCTAATCCCATTATCTATTCTCCTTTTGTTTCTATTACTTATACTATCCTAATTAAATAAAGTTCCCATTTATTTTTATTCATATTCCATACCACCATACATCTCTGCAATTTCACAAGCAATCTCTACTACTCTATCTATTGCTCTTTCTTCTTCGCCTCCCTGATATTCTTTGGCATCTTCTACATCTCCGCACTCTTCCAATATTGTTAAACAATCTTCTAGCATTGGTTGCGTATTTCTAAACATACAATACGCATAACTTTTAGTTAAATTTAACTCTCTGTTACTTATTGCCGTTGCTATTTGTTCTCTTCTTTTTTCGTCCATTTGTTCTCCTTTTGTTTTTTAATAATGCATTGAACCTGACTCTACTCCATATCTCTCTGCAAGTAGAATATAGTATACTATATTTTTTATCTACTAGTCAGGGCAATGCAAGATACTCGCAATGCATTATTAATTGTTTCTATTACTTATACTACCTTAATTCTTTTTTGTTCCCATTTATTTTATATATCTTTTAATAATAATCTTTTCCCATTTTTATCTAACTCACTTCTTAACATATTATTCATTGACTGAACAACATAATAAAGCTCTCTTTTTGTAAGTCTATGATAAGTTATCTCTCTAACTCCACCACCGCTATTAACTATCTGCTCTAGTTTGCACCCACCATAAGCCCAACCTATATTATAGTTCCCAATGTTGCTTTTATATTCTCCATTTTCGTTTTTAGAATATGGCTCTTTTGGTTGTCCTGTAAATTCATTTAACATTAAAACCTGATTTTCTAAATGTTCTTTCGTAACTCTCATAATCTATACTCCTTTGTTCGTGTTTATATTACTTATACTATCCTAATTAATATTAGTTCCCATTTATTTTTTTAAGTATTGCCATACTTCATAAAACCCTGTTATATACTGCATTTCATATATATAAAATGTTCTAGTTCCAAAAGATAAAGATTTTGATATTTTAGGCTTAGCTCCTAGTTTTTTATCATCCATATAATGTATAAACCAAGCATAGTTTTTATTATTTTCAAAACAATATACCATAGATTTTTTTACATTTGGGTACTTACTTAAAAAGTTTTCAATATTTTTATTAATCATTTTAACTCCTTTGTTTTTGTTTGCATACTCTTTATACATGGGAACCGCTAAAAAGTTCCCATGTTTTTTTTATCTCTTATAAATAATCTCCTATAAAATCGCTAGGGTTATTTATATTTATATTTTGTTCGTATTCTTTAAGAGCCATTTTAACTGCTCTTGTGGTATCTCTCATTAAATATCTATCCCCTTTCACCATTGGGAATTTTATTCCATTTACTCTAACTATTAATCCATTTTCTACACTCATATAATTTCCCTGCATAGTTTTGATTTTCTTTATTTTTAGAGCTTGTATTTTTTTACTTATTCTTTTTTTATCTTGTTTACTTAGTAGCATATTATTCCTTTTGTTAATTGTTAATAAAATTGCTTACACCCTATATACTATCAATATAATAATTAGTTCCCATAAAAGATATATTTATTTATTGTTCAGACGATAAACCCATTAAATGATAGCTACAAGCCAATAAAAACATTTTTTAATGTTAGCTTATGACAAAATGTAAAAGCGTCTTAAAGCCCTATTTTAAAGCGTTCTAGCCCTATTGTAAATAGTTGGGAACCTATTGAATTAATAAGCGTATAAGCCAACTTTTACTATGTTAATAACTTGTGGATAACTTTATTTAATAAAAGTGGGAACTTAATATATTTGATTGCGTGTAAGTAGTAGAAATAAAAACAAAAGGAGAATAAATGTTATATAAAAAAACAGAACTAGATATTAAGAGAGAGACAAAAGAACTAATAGAGACAATAGAGAGAGATGTAGCCCATGATAGAAAAGTATTAGATAGCTTATTTATTAGCTTAAAAGATGTAGAATTAGAGGATGTGTTAGGAGCAATTAAAACAACTCTATCTGTAAATATGGAGACATTAAAAGAACTAGAAGAAGAACTAGAACAACTAACAAAGGAGAATAAATAAGAGGCTATAATATTTTAGGGTATACCAACATATACCCTAGGATATTATAATTGATTGTAGGCCTATTTTAAAGCTTTCTAAGGGCATAGTAATATATCTATTGTGTGTAGCTTGTGTATAGATATAGGAACTATATAAAGTATTCTATATATATGGGAACTTATTTAGATACATAACGTGTAACTACTATAAGATAAATTAATAAATAGGATATATAATATGATAACTATAAATAAAACATTGTCTAAGTTAAACCAGTGGGAAGCTCAATTGGAGCATTACACTACTAATTGCGATAATCTGTATCATTGGGCTAGAGAGATTAAAGCCTATAAGAAGCACCAAGCACCAACACAGGCACAGATTGACAATATTAAAGTAACAGATGAAGAGTTAGATGCTGTTCATGAATACCATTTAAACTATTCAGATTATTACAAGATAGTTAAGAACTTAGAAAAGATAATAGCTAAGACTATTTTAGATAGTGAAGAGATTATTATTTATGATGGGTGCAGTTATAAAGTAAAGAAATAAAACAGACTGACTAGTCGGGTTGGGGAATCTTAACAGGTTTCCCAATCTCAACTTTTCAACCTAATCTGTAATTTCTAACCTCGCTTTCGGGCGGGGGGCTTTGGCAATGAAACAAGCTGACACATAATCCCCTAATATTTTTCTAATATTTTTTTTAAGGTAACCTTACTTCGGGTTCCCTAATATGTAGTGGGGGTAGGGTTCCTTACGTAAGGTTACCCTAATACGAGTACCCTAATAGGGTTACCCTAATAAGCTAGCCCTCAAAACTCTTGTTTAAAGATAAGGTATTATAAGGCCTTTGTCAAGGATTATTCCTTCCTTCTCTCTATAAAGTAATCTTTTAAAGTAAAAACGCAAAAAGTTCTTGTAAGTATAAAGGTAATGTTGATAACTTGTGGGTAACTTAATTACACACAGGAGAAGTAATGTCCGATAAAGAACAAGCAGTAAAGATAATGCACAACGAAAAAGAATATGAATTCCTACTTTCAGAGCTCTCTGAAGAAGGACAAGCACAGTTTCAACGAGCTACGCAGCTTTCAACAAGTTGTATGCGTATGGAACAAGACTTAACAGAGCGTAGATTTTTAGTGAACAACTACATTAAGTTTGTTGTTGACGAAGTAGATAGTAAAGAACAAGAAGACGCAAGTCACGATAAGCCAGAAAAATAATGGAACTTTCTGAAGCAATACACCGCCTTAAGCATATCGTCTTAAAACTAAAAGACGCAGAGATTATGGCACCAAACCCAGTAGTTCTAGAATATATAATTGAATTATTCGACATCATAAAGAACATAGAAGAACCTGAAATGATTGACGAAGATAAATTTAAGGAGATTTTTCATGGCACAAACAAAGCAGAAGCTTAAACGAGCAATAGTATTCCCCGATATACACTTTCCTTTACATGACGAGAAAGCGTTATCGTGTGCACTACAAGCAATCGGAATAGTAAAACCAGATATTTATATCAACATTGGAGACGTTGGAGAGTGGCATAACTTCTCAGCGTGGAAGTATAAAGGGAAGAAACTACCTTCATTGGAGTTTCAACTACCTTATTGCGACCAAGACATTAATGATGTGAACGAAGGATTAGATAGAATAGATGCTGAATTAGATAAGCATAACGTTGAAAAAAGATATATGCTGCAAGGCAATCATGAAATATGGATGGATAACTTTGTAGAGAAGTATCCCTATATGAAAGACTATACGTTTCCTAAAGCGTGTAGAATAAAAGAGCGTGGATATAAATACTACGAATACAATGTTCCTTTAAAAATTGGAAAGATTAACTTTCTTCATGGTGCTTATGCAACTACGTACCATGCTAAAAAACATCTCGAGACATATGGAGCCAATATTATGTACGGCCATACACATGACGTACAGAGACATACATTAACAAAACTTGATGCAGGAACAATTGGAGCGTGGGGAATTGGATGTCTTAAAGATATGTCTCGAGAAAAAAACAAGTGGCTACGTGGCAGACTACACAACTGGAATCACGCATTTAGCATTATTACTTGGTTTCCTAATGGAAACTTTCAAGTAGAAGTCATTGAAATTGTAAATGGCAAATGCACTGTGTGGGGTAATGTTGTTGAAGCCTAATGCATAAACGAATTGTTAAAGGCGTACCTCGTTATGTATTTAAAGACGAAAAAGAATTTCGTTCTACCTTTCCGAATGAAGTCTTAGTTGAAGACTGGAGAAAAGGAGAAGAAAACGATTGGGTCCTTACTGACGATAAGAAGGTTACTCAAATACTTAAACGTAAAAAAATGAAGAATACTCATATCAGAGCATATGATGACTACTTCATAACATTACTTGGTCCATCGTTTGGTTCTGGTAAGATGGAAGGTGAGCCTAAAAAAGATTATCACTCTTTTATGAAAAGAACAAACGTAGAAGAGAAACCATTAACGTGGAGAGAGATACGATTTGTTAAGATGATTGCTCATGGAGAGCAACCTATGCAAGCATACCTAGACTGTTTTGAAACTAATAATGAAAAAACAGCAAAGATTAAATCGTCTGTACTCCTAAAACAAACAAGGATAAAACAAGAAGTGGAAAAAGAAATAGAAGAACTGCTAAGTGATATTGGTATTGATAAACGATGGACACTAGAGCAAGCAAAGAATATTGTTGAGAACGATGAAACGTCTGATGCAGTTAAACTACGTGCATTAGAAAACTTTATGAAGATACAAAGTATGTATCCTAAAGAAAAGAAAAGCGAATCATTATTATTGGGACAAGCTTTTACTGGATTTAGTAAAGAAGAAATACTTGAAATGAGCACTATGAAACTAATTAAAGATGGAAAAGAAGAGGATTAACATTATACCTCCTCCGTCTGTAATGGCGGAGCGTGATGAAGTATTAGCCAAAGCATACAAAGACTTAATATTTTTTGGCCGTGTATTTTTGCCACAAGACTTTCTACATAAAAGTGAAAGTCCTCAGTTCCACTATGACTTATCTAAAAAGTTAATAGCACATCAACCTGGAGCACGTATTTGTAATATCATTCCTCGTGGTATGGGTAAGAGTATTTTATCTAAAGCTGCTATTATGCATAAATTTTTGTTTGCTGAAACAGATAAACAAAACTTTGTAGCATGGGTATCAGAAGAACAAGGACAATCTGTTGACCATTTAAAATATATACGACACCACTTTGAAGAAAACGAAATGATTCGTTACTACTTTGGTAATATGGATGGTGGTAGTGTAGGTAAGAGATGGACAGAAAAAGATATTGTTACACCCAAAGGTGATAGAATTATTGCTAAGGGTTCTGCTCAAAGACTTCGTGGTCGTGCAGAAGTAGGTGTACGTTACACTGGAATTATTCTTGATGACTTTGAATCAGAGCTAAATACAAAAACTCCTGAAAGAAGAGCAGAGTTAAAGAAGTGGATTGTATCTACTGTATATCCTTCACTAGAAGAAACACCAGGTAATGAAGGTTGGATATGGTTGACTGGAACTATTGTACACTTTGATTCTTTCTTACAAAACATATATGATGGAGTAAGAGATGCAGATAAAAATAATCGTAGCTACCCTTGGAATGTAACATTTCATAGAGCCGTAGAAGATGGAGTTGCTTTGTGGCCAGAACAATTCTCTTTAAAGAAACTAGAAAACAAAAGAAAAGAATTTATTGAAGCAGGACTAGTTAATAAATTTGCTCAAGAATATATGAATGATGCTCGTGATTCTGCATCAGCTTCTTTTAAAATAGATAGAATACAAAACTATAATCATAAATTTGAAGTAAGAAATAATTATGCATACTTAGTAGGAAATAAAGAAGCTATACCAATTAATGTTTACCTAGGAGTTGATTTAGCAGCAACAGCTACTGCTACTTCAGACTATCAAGTAATTATGGTAATGGGTATAGATGCAAATAAAAATAGATATATTCTTGATTACTTTAGAGAAAAAATACCTGCGTTTGATATGGCAGAAGAAATTATAAAAATGGCAAAAAAATATTCTCCAGTTAGAAGAGTAACAATAGAAACTGTAGCAGCTCAAGAAATGGTCAGAGATATGACAACTAGAATTTCTCATAGAGAAAGAAGATTAATGCCAGGAATATTTAAAGGAGTTAAGCCTCCGTATGGAATTAAAAAAGAAGATAGGCTAGAAACATCTCTTGGTCCTATTGTTAATTCAAAAAAATTGTTTATAAAAAAACACATGACAGAAATAGTGGATGAATTTTTTGAACATCCCAAACCAAAAAATGATGACTTAATGGATGCTTTGTATTATGCAGATTATTTTGCAAAACCACCAAGCAGTACAGCGATTGAAATAACTCAGTTAAAAGATTCTGTAAGTAAATCAACTTCATTAAAAGCAAATAAAGTGTATAATTGGATAACTGGTTCAATAAAATAAAAAGTTATCCACATCTTATTAACATTTTACTTGCAATAACAGAGGACAAAGAGTTAAATTAACGAACGTAACATTGTGTCGTTTTTTATAAAAGTAAGGCTATTAAATGGAATATGATAAAAGAGCATTAAAAAACCGAGAAACCTATGATAGGTATAGAAACGACAGACAGTCTTGGGAAAGAGATTCTAGACAAGATATAGATTTTTATTTAGGAAATCATTTTACTACAGATGAATCAACTGAGTTGGCTCAAAAAAATCAAGCAGATGTTCCAATGGATAGAATATCTCCTGCTGTAGAAAGATTAAAAAGTATGTTAACAGCAAGACCTCCAGCGTTTACTGTTATACCTAGAGAAGATTCTGATTCATCAATAGCATACTTATGGAGACTTATTATGGGTTTTGTGTGGCAAAACTCAGATGGTGATGCACAAATGAAACAAGCCATACACGATTATTGTGTTGTTGGATTAGGATATGTATATGCTTACGTAGACTACGATTCAGATTTTGGTAAAGGAGATGTAAAGTTTTCCTATGTAGACCCTTTTAGAATTTATGTACCAGCGTCTTCAAGAGATAGATTTTTTACAGATGCAGATAATATTATTTTATCTACAATACTAACAAATGACCAAGTGTTAAACTTATATCCAGAACTAGGGGTTGATGTAGACCCAGAAACTCAAGAAGCAATGGAGCCATTAATAAATCAAATATCACCATATAGCTTAGAACAAGACTATCCAGAGAATGTTAATGCATCTAGTATTAATATGTATACACCAGACAAAGTTAAAAGCTATACTGATATGCATAATACTAGGTATCAAATATTAGAAAGATTTTATAAAGTTAAAGTACCATATTATATTTTAAAAGAAAATGAATCTGACGAAGAGTTTATTGTTGATGAAGCAGACTTTTCATTATTTTTAGAACAAAATAAAAAAATGATAGAAATGGGACAAGTAGATATTACTCAAGTTTTTCAAAATAGAATTAAAGTTACAGCTAGTATAGGAGAAGTAGTTTTATATGAAACAATTTTAAACACTGATGTTTACCCTATTGTACCAATAGCTAATGTGTGGACTCAAACACCTTATCCTCGTTCAGATATTTCAAGAGCAAGGCCAATGCAAAGATTGCTCAATAAGCTTTGGTCCTTGGCTCTTTCTCATGCACAAGCGTCAGCTGGTTTAAAACTTATGGTTCCACTAGGTAGTGTAGAAAGTGTATCTCAATTAGAAAAAGATTGGGCAAATCCAAATGCTGTAATAGAAGTAGACTCTACACAAGGAGAGCCTCACTATCCAGCACCTCAGCCTTTAACTGGAGAGTTTTACAGATTAATACAACAAGCAGAGTTTTATATTAATTTTATTTTTGGTATACCAGAAATAATGCAGGGTGTTGGAGAAAAAGCTCCTGATACTGCAAGAGGTACAGAAAGATTAATTGCTCTTGGTAGTGAAAGACCTAAATCAAAACTAAGAGACATAGAGTTTAGTATTAAACGATTAGGTAAAGTTTTATATAATTATGGTAAAAGTCATTACACTCATAAAAAATTATTTAGGTTAGCACAACCAAATAATGATATGTCAGAAACTATGAGTCAAATATATTCAGATACAACACAAACTATATTTGATTTAAAAAAAGATAAACACAACTTAGAACAACATGATATTGGCATTGAGTCTGGTTCTACTTTGCCTACAAGTAAATACGCAGAGTTAGCTGTGTATATGGAAGCATTTCAAATGGGTATTGTAGACCAAGTAGAAGTTTTAAAGAAAAATCCAGACATCTTTGATAAAGAAGGTGTGCTAACAAGAATGAACCAAAGACAGCAAATGGAACAACAAATGGCTTCTATGGGTGAAACAATAAAGAATTTACAGGGAGACCTGCAAACGGCTACAAGAGAATCTATTTCAGATAGAAAACGAACTGAAGTTGAGAAATTTAAGACTCGTCTAAACGATATAGAATCTAACGCCAATGCCGATAGGCGTGTTAATAAAAACAAATTAAACGACAAGGTGTTGCTCGAATTAGAGAAATTGCGTGGAGAGATAAAAATAATCGAATCCAATGTACGTAGTTCGGCTCAAAAGAAAGAGACATCAAAGGAGTAATAATGAATAATGAAACATCAACAACCGATACTCAAGCTTTAGAATCCATGGATGGGGTTCAAGCAGAAGGTCAACAAGAAGGTACTTTAGAAGGAGATGAAAGTATGAATTGGGAAAAAGAAGCTAAAAAGTTTCAGTCTATGTATGATAGAGCTGAATCTGATAAAAAGCATCTAAGCCAGTACAAACCATTAATTAACTTGCTAGAGCAAAGACCAGACCTTGTAGAAACCTTAAGAGATAATATTGTCGGAAATAATGGTGCAACTAAACCAGCTGAAGCACAACAGCTAAATGAAGACGAGTTCAATCCGTGGGAAGCGTACAACAAACCTGGTTCTTCATCATACGATTATCGTGTGAACCAAGAAGAAAACAGAATAAATAGTGCAGTGCAAAATGCTATGAAAGGTCAAGAGCAAAGACAGTTTTTAAATGAAACTGTTAATAAGTTAAAGAGTGAGTTTGGAATGCAAGAAAATGAAGTCCAAGAATTTATGGAATTTACTTCTGCACCAAAAGACTCTGTTCCTCTAGACAATCTGGTTAAGTTATTTAAAATGAATAAAGGTGAATATAGAGAACCTGTTATTCAAAAACCAGATACATCTAACCAAGCAAGAACCGCAGGGGTATTGCAAGGTGGAGCGGCTCCTACTAAATCTGAACAAGATGGAATGTGGGACCAAATTCTTAATGCAGCTCAGACTGGTAGCATTAGCAAAGGAATAAAACGTAAATAAATAGGAGAATACAATGGCAATAAGCGGACAAATAAAGTCAACAAACTTGACTGCTGCTACTACTGCTGCTGATTATGGAGTTGCTCCAGATAGAAGAAGATTATATAACTTTTCTGATAGGATTGCTGAACTAGCACCTGAAGAAAGTCCTTTCTTCGTATACCTGAGTAAAACCGCAAAACTTCCTACGGATGATTCTTTGTTTCGTTATCTAGAAGATAGAACAAAGATTAATTATACAAGTAGAGAGTTTTTATTAAAAGGTAATCACGATAGTAGTGCAGTACAAGTAGCTGGAGATATAGTAGCTTTTACTGTAGATACAGCTGACGGAGCTGCAGTAGACTTCCTTGTTAAAGGGATGGTCTTTGCAGTTAGAACACTAGGTGGAACTGAAGATGATGCAACTTACGCTAACGTTATAGTTAGAGTAGAAGATGCACCTGTTCAAAATTCTGCTGATACAACTTTCACTGGTAAAGTGATTTCTGTATCATCAACAGCAACTAATGCAAATAAACTTTTAGATAATAAAAAAGGACAAATCATTGGTACAGCTTACGCAGAAGGTTCTGGGTCACCAGATGTTTTCTCAGACAGTTTAGAAGATAATTATGGGTATACCCAGATTTTCAAAACAGCTGCTGAGATTTCAAACACAGCATATGCAACACAACTACGTGGAGTATCTAACGAGTTTGAAAGAGTGTTAGCTCAAAAAATGAGAGAGCACAAAATAGATATGGAAAGAGCATTTCTTTTCAATCAAAAAGCAAAAGTAGGCGGAGTACAATACTCAGAAGGTCTAGTAGGTCACATCATTAAAAACAGTACAGTAGTAGGCGGTACAACTAACTTATCTTATGAGTCAGGTAAAGCATACTTCAGAACTGCAAAAGCTTCAGAGCTTACTTATGATAGACTATTATCAGACTTTGAAGTATTGTTTGACCCTGCTAGAGGTGGAAGTAACGAAAGATTAGCATTAGCTTCTCTTCCTGTTATTTCTTTCTTTAACAAAATGGGTAACGGCTCATTTTCTGATATATCAACTGCTAGTACACAATACCAAATAAATATGGATGAACTATCAGGACAGTATGGTCACCAGTTAATGGAGATTAATACAGTTCACGGTTCAGTATTTTTAGTGAAAGAACCTCTATTTAGAGGACATTCATCTGGTATGATGGCTATGGCTGATATGAGTAAACTATACTACAGACCATTAGTAGGTAACGGAATCAATCGTGATACTCAAGTCATGACGAATGTACAAAGTGCAGACGAAGACTTAAGAAAAGATATGATTCTTACTGAAGCTGGACTAGAAGTATGTCTACCAGAATCACATTACTTAATTAATTTAGAAGGAGTGTAAGATGGCTAGAAGTAACGTACTTAATAGTAGTAGTGGACAATATGGTAAACAGTATAAAGAGTGGATTGTAGAAGCAGTAACTGCTGATAAGACATTAGATGCAGACGATTCAGGAAAACTATTCGTAGTTAATCCTGCTGCAGAAACTACTTTAACACTTCCATCTGTTTCATTTAAAGGATGGAATTGTACTGTCGTACTAACTGAAGGAATTGCAGCAACTGATGGTTCTATGAACAACGTTGTTAACATTGCTTTAGGTCAAGGCGATAACATTGGACAAGCACACGAAGTAGATGGTGCAGCTGGTAACTTTGCAGTTACTGGTGACGATTTCTTTGTGTTTACTGCTGCAGCTACCCCAGGAGATAGAGTTGAACTTATCTCTGATGGTACTCAGTGGATTATCCAAGCGTTTGTTAAAGACCTTAGTGATGCTGATTTTTCAGCTAACGCTACAACTATAGCATAAACCAATCCGTGAGGATTAACAGTTTGGGTACTGTGGGGTTATACGTAAAAAGGTGTAACCCCAAACACCCAAAAGAATTTTAAAACTAATAGGAGAATAAAATGGCAGATTATAATACAATTACAAAAGTAATTATTAATGATATCAGTCCAGCAGCAAGTGATGTAGCAGGTTCTTTAGCTAAAGAAATAAATGACTACATTCAAACTTTAGACAGCACTGACAATGCTATTGTAGATATACAATCAGTAAAGTTAGATGCAACTAGAATTGCATATATTGTTGTATCTACTGGATAGTAAATGAAAGCGTGTCAACATTGTAATGAGCCTAATCATGGGGGACATTTTAATTGTCCTTCTTGCGGGTTGAGAGCACATCCTGCAAAATGGAGCACTCAGTTTGTTTTAAGAGATTCTCCAATGGCAACTGCTATTAGAAAAGACCAAATAGATTTTGGAACTATGAGTATGGATAAACATATAGAAAGAACCAATAAAAAGAATAAACAAGAACGTGCTAAAAAAGTAGATAGCATGATATTTGGAAAGGATAAATAATGTACGGAACAATTAAAAGCTCAAAGCTTAATGGAAAAAGAAGAAAAAATGCTATGAGTAAAAAAAAGAAAAAGAAAGTAGTAAAGAAAAAAGGGTATAAAAAATAATGTTAACTAAAAGTGCATACGAAATTGTACAAGAAAATAAACTTAAAGGTAGAAACGATAGTGAGTTTTCAAGAAATTTTATAAATAGCGTAAAAGAAATAAGAGCTAGAGGTAAAATTGATGCAGAAAGAAGAAAAAAAATGAGAGAAGATTTATATAAAAAAACATATCCAAATTCAGAACAAGGAAAAGGATTAGAAATTATAGATAAATTTTTAGATAAATATTTTCCAAAAACTTTATTAGAAAGATTTGAAAATACTAAAGAACAATTTATGAATAAGTTTACATCTTCTGGGCAAAATGATAGGTTAGACCAATACAATGTAAAGTATGGAACTAATATTCCTCACATGAAAAGTGAATTTGATATGAGAGTAGAACCTGAGTTAGAAAGAATGAGACAAGAAGAACAGCCACAAGTATTAGGTTCAGAAGAATCTTCAAGAGAATCTATTGAAAGATTTATGGGAATTTTAAAAAATGATTTTTCAAATCCTGTAGAAACAATTCCAGATTCTGTATTACAAGAATTAAATGCAGTTCTACCTTTTATTAATACTGATGGAGATTTTAAAAATTTACCTTATACTGCAGAAGAAGAAGCAGAAGATGATTTTAATAATGAGTTTAAAAACCCTTCCGAAGATGATATTCAAATATTTGATATGATAGATAAAGATAAAAGAAAAGTAAGAATAGGGGAGAGCATTAGTTTTTAATGAGAGGTTTAGTACAGCAAACTAGAAGAACTAATGGGAAGAAAAAAACTAGACAAGGTATGAGTAAGAATACTAAAATGGGAAATAAAATGAGTACAAAGAACTATATAAAACCATACAGAGGACAAGGTAGATAATGGCTGAAACATTTAAAAATCAAGTAGATGCTTTAACAGGTTTTGCTAGCACAGAAGACGATGCATTATCTGATTGGTTAACTGCAGGTGCTCGTTCTATTATGAGTATATTGCCTGGTAACACTCTTCAAAGAGTTGCTTCTACTGATGGTTTTACAAACACCATAGATATAGAAGGTAAAAAAATAGTATCAGTTACAAGAAAAGATAATAACAACAGTAGTTATCATATGCCTTGTAGACAATTATTACCAAGCCAAAGAGGTAGAGTTGTGGATTCATCTTATATGGAATACGCTTCTACTAGTGACCCTGCTTATGTAATTGAAGGAGATGTATTACAAACATATCCTGCTAGTGCAGCATCAACTGACAGCTCACTAACTTATATAAATATGGCAATTACTGTAGCACATGGAGATAGTGCAATAGCTAACTTTCCAGATGAAGGAGAAAGTGCGGTAGTATTATATGCAGCAAGAAATAGTGTTCAAAGATTAATGAATAATATACAAACTAACTCAGACATTACTACTGCTTTAACTGCAGTAAATACAGAGTTAGATGAAACTCAAGCTATATGCGACTTAATTAATACGCAGGTAGACACTGCAGTAACAGAGCTAGCAGAGACAGCAGCTAATGTAGACTCAAGCGTAGATACGGCTTTAGCTGCAATGGCAACTGCTGCAGGAAGAATTAATACTGCGGTAGGTTTAGCAAATGCAGAATTTGATAAAAGCGATGCATTATTAGATTTAGGAGAGGCTGACACAGAAGGAGATGTTAATACTGCCTTAACAGCAATTAATACAGAATTAGATGAATTACAATCTATAGCAGATAATATTCATACTGAAGTAGCATTAATAAATGCTCAGTCAGATTCTGCTCTTACTGAAATAGGATTAGCTAATGCTGAAGTAGACAAGATGGCAGCAGAGACTGCTTTAGATAATGCAGAATTAGACTTAGCTAAAGTAGAATTAGCAGAAGCAGCGGTCTTAGTTGATTCTGGTATAGATACAGCTAGTGCAGCTATTAACACTGCGGCAGATAAAATGGATGCTGCAGTAGCTTTGGCTAATGGTCAGTTTGACCAAGCTGTTTTAGAATCTGCTCAAGCAGAGTTAGAAGCAGATGATAGTGCAGTAGCAACAGCTTTAACAGCTATAAACACTCAAGTAGATGCAGCGGTAGCTTTAATAACTGCAGACCCTGGAGTAACAGATAGATTAGCAGCTGGAGAAGCTGCAGTAGATTTAGCAGCAGATGAAATAGTATTAGCAAAAGCAGAAGCTGCAGAGATAGCAACTCAGACAGACAGTGATTCAGGTAGTTCTAAATTTAATGTAGCATTAGATGCTATAAATACTGCTGTAGATAAATTTCAAGCAGCAAGTGGTGACCCTGCATTATTTGGAGATGAAGATGTTTATACAACTGGTGTAGGATTTACTAAGGTAAAAGATGCATTAGATAATGCACAAAAGATTGTAGATGATGGTGCTAACTCTCCAACTCAAGATGCAGCAGGCGATGCAGCAACTTATTTATTTACAGAAGAAGATGTAGAATTAATGAATGGTGCTTTGTCTATTGCACAAACAGAACAAAATAGAGCACAGATACATATACAAGAATTTCAAGCTAAAGTTTCAGGACTGTCTGCAGAAATAAATGGATTTGCTACTGAGGTATCTTCAAGAGCGACATTTACTGGAGCAAAAGGACAAGCAGTTCAAGCACATATATCTACTGCACAAAATCGTTTATCAGAAGCACAGGCTGAAATAGCCTTAGCTAATGGATACAATGGTGCAATAGGAGCTCATATTAGTGCTGCACAAGGATACGGGTCTGAAGTGCAAGCATACTTAGCTACAACTCAAATGTTTATTAATACAACAGGAAATAGAATTAATGCTGGTAATGCATTTTTAGCAGAAGCTAATGCAAGAGCAGGAGAAGCTCAAACCTATATGGGTGAAGTAAGTGCTAAAGCATCTCAAGTCCAAGCACAGATTAGTGTTGCACAAGGGTATATACAAAATGGAGCTGGATTTTCTAGAGTTGCTGATAGTTTTGCAAAAGCAGCACAAGGGTATTTAGGAACAGCTGGAACATATTTATCTGCAGGGCAAGGGTTTGCATCTACAGCACAGGGATATGCCAATGAAATTCAATCTAAATTAGGAATAGCATCAGGATATGGTAATGAAATAAGTGCTAGATTAGCACAGGCTCAAGCTAAAAGAGAAGAGTCTAATTCTAGATTACAGACTGGTAATGCTTATTTATCAGAAGCACAGATGGCAGTAAACGAAGTAAACTCTTATGGAGCAGAAGTTACACAAAGACTACAACAAGTAGGTGTTCAAGGTAATATTGCTATTTCTTATATATCTGCAGCTCAAGGGTATTCTAATGAGATACAAACTAAGATTGGAATTGCTTCAGGATATTTACAAGAAATGCAAGGAAGAGTTGCTGTGGATAATGCAAAATATACTTGGTATACACAGCAGTATCAAATGTTAGACGCTCAATATAAAGAACAAATTCAAACACTACAGGCATCTGCATAATGGCTAATCTTGGAACAGACTGGACAAAAGTAACAAGCATGGAAGATTCTACTTCCTGGTCAAAAGAATTAAGTTCTGCAATATCTACAACGTGGTCAAGAGTTTTAGTTTTTTTTAGCTTGTGGCAAAATGCAGATGAAGAGTGGGAAAATGTAACATCAATGTATGAGGAATTATAATGGCAGCAATAGAATTTAGTGGTAAAGAAATATATAGTAGAGTGTTGCAGGCAGTTCCTGGAATATCAGAAAACTATGTTATAAACTTAATTAACGAAGCATTAGTTGATATGGGAAAATATTCAGTTCAAATTGAATGGGCAAAAACAAACTTAGTTCACAACCAACTATGGTATGGACTAGATGACAACAGAGATATAACTGTAAACAAAGTTTTTAAGTGTAGTATTTTAAACTCTGATGGAGAGTATATAAGAATACCACGACTAGTAAACCAAGATATTAAAATAACAGATACGGAATAAAAAATGGCAGCAATAAGCAGTGATTACAAAGACCCTTCAGACTCATTTGTATGGTGGGTTGAAGGCGATAAGCTAGCAATAGCTACAACTAAAGATGATGGTGGGACTACAGAAACAGCAGAAGGTCAATACAAAGCTGTGCACATTGGCTCTAGTGGAGATGTAATTACAAATGGGTTATTAATTTCTTATGATGCAGAGCCTGATAAGTTAAGCTCAATTACAGATACTATAGATGTAGACAATGCTTTACAGCCTGCCTTAATAGATTATGTAAAAGCTAAAGCTTTAATGGATGCGGCTGCAAGAACAAATGACCCAAACATAGCACAAATAAGAATGGCTTCTGGGCAACAATGTTTAGCAAACTATAAAGAAAGTATACAAAAATTTGGTGCAAAGAAAAGAGATAAAACAGGTGGAACACGAGCTGTTGTTCCAGCAAACTTTAGGTAAAATATGGCAACATTAACAGGACAAAGAATAAAAGATAGCTATAAGGACTTATTACAAGTATCTAATAGTAATTCAGGAATCGACTCAACATTAAGGGTAATATCAGATGGAGAAGCTACAGATAGTGTATTACAAATTAGCACCACTGCTGTTAATATATCATCAGCAGGTGCGTTACAGTATGCTGGCGTTGCTATTACTTCTACAGCTGCTGAACTAAACATATTAGATGGAGCTACTGTAACAGTAGCAGAACTTAATATTCTTGATGGTGTTACAGCTAGTGCAACAGACATAAATCTTATAGATGGAATAACAAACGGAACAGTTATAGCAAGCAAAGCTATTATAACAGATTCTAACAAAGATATTACTGGTGGTAGAAATATTACTATTAGCGGTGAGTTAGATGCTGCTACATTAGATATTAGTGGAGATGCAGACATTGATGGAACTCTTGAAACAGATGCTTTAACTATTGGTGGAGTAACATCTGTTCCTTTTGAAGCAGCAGACCATAGCAAACTAGACGGAATAGAAGCAAGTGCTACAGCTGACCAAAGCAATGCAGAGATTGTTGCAGCAGTAGAAGCTGGTTCTGACTCTAACACTTTTACAGATGCTGACCATAGCAAACTAAATGCTATTGAAGCAAGTGCAGATGTAACCGATACGGCCAATGTAACAAGTTCTGGTGCGTTAATGGATAGTGAACTTGCAAGTATTGCAGATATAAAAGCATTAGACCAATCAGTAGTAAGTGGAGCAACACCTACATTTACAACTACTAATTTTACCGATGCTTCTAATAAAAGATTAATGACTGATGCTCAAGAAACAAAACTTGACTCAGTTGAAAGTAATGCGACTGCCGACCAAACCGATGAAGAAATACAAGATGTCGTAGGAGCAATGTTTAGTAGTAATACCGAAACTGGAATTACTGCTACTTATCAAGATGGAGATGGAACAATAGATTTAGTTGTTGGTACACTTAACCAGGATACAACAGGAACTGCATCAAAAGCTACAGTAACAGATAGCACAGCAAACACAAACTTTCCAGTTGTCTTTCACGATGAAGGAACAGGAAATGTTTTATTAGACGATACAGGTGCTTTACGATACAATCCAAGCACAGGAGAATTATTAGTTCCTAAACTAACCGTAGCAGGAACAACTACTCAAGTAGATACAGTAACAATGGAAGCTGCAAATGCTATTAAGTTTGAAGGAGCAACAGCAGACGCAAACGAAACTATATTATCTATTGTTGACCCTACCAATGATGACAACACACAATATTTATTAAACGCAAGTGGATATATTCCACTATTAAACGCAGTTTCTACAACTGTAATTACAGCAACTCCCGCAGAACTAAACTATGTAGATGGAGTAACTTCCAATATTCAAACGCAATTAGACGCAACACTTGACACGGCAGGTGCATTAATAGATTTAAGTTCAACTACGATTAATGTTGATTTAACCGAAGCAGGAGAAGCTGCTATCGCCAATGGAGATTATATATTATTTTTAGATGGTGGTGCAACAGGAACACACGCAAAAGAAGCAATCGCTGATGTAGCAACTTTATTTGCAGGAGCAGGTATGACAGCTACAAGTTCTGTTATTAATGTTATAGCTGGTACTGGTATTGATGTAGCAGCAGATGCTATTTCAGTAGATGTATCTGACTTTATGTCTAATGGTAGTAACAACAGAATACTTACTGCTACTGGCACAGATGCTATGAACGCAGAAGCCAATCTTACTTTTGATGGAAGTCATTTAAGACTTCCTAATAATAGTTCTGTAATTATGGGTGCAAGTGATGCTTTTGTAATAAATCATAATGGTTCTCATAATTATATACAAAATACAAAAAGCGATGCAGATTTTTATTTTACAGTAAACGATGGTGGCTCTACTATCAATGCACTTATTATTGATTCAAGTGAGGTTGCAAATATTGTTTTACCTAATGATAATCAAAGACTCCTTATTGGTGAAGGAAATGATTTACAATTACTTCACAATGGAACAAATAGTTATATTGCCAACTATGTTGGAGATTTAATAATTGAAAATCACGAAGCCGATAAGGACATAATACTTTATAATGATGATGGTTCAGGTGGAACAACACCTTACCTAACCTTAGATGGTAGTGCTACTAAAACAATATTTGCTCAAAGCACTCAACACGCAGACAACGCCAAAGCAACATTTGGTGCCGCAGGAGATATGGAAATATCTCACAATGGAACACACAACTTCATAGATTTAGACAATGGTAATCTTTATTTTAGAGATGATGCAGATAATAATATTTTAATTGTTTATAGAGAGGGTGGTGGAGTACAATTAGCAGAGGGCGATTTAAAAATACCTGCAACTTCTAAACTTTACTTTGATGGTGGTAGTCATACTTATATCTATGAACAAGCAGCAGATACATTAGATTTTGTAGTTGGTGGAACACAAATGATTAATATTGTAGAGGGTTCTACTAATTATGTTAGATTACCTGATAGTGCATTATTAGCAGTTGGTGGAAGTCTTGATTTGTATCAGGTTCACGATGGAACTAATTCTAAAATTCAAAACAATACTGGTACTTTATCCATAGTTCAAAATACTACCGATTCAGACTTAATACTATCTTGTGATGATGGTTCAGGTGGAACTACAGCTTACATAACATTAGATGGTAGTGCTGTCGGTATTAATATGGCTAAGTTTACAAGTTTTAGTTCCAGTATTAGTTTTCCAGCAAGTCATAGTGCAGATAAAATACAGATGTATAGTGGTGGTAACGAAAAGATTGGTACAGAAGCCAATACATTATTATTTACTGCTGATAATTATAAATTTAAAGATGTTGCTGGACACGATAATTTATTTATGAATAATTCAGGTAATGTAGGTATAGGAACTACATCACCTGGAGTAAAGTTAGATGTAGCTGGTCAAGCAAGAACTACTAATGGTATGTTAGTAGATAATGGAACTACTGCTGGATTCTTTACAACAGATTCTGATAATGTAAACTTTGGTGCATCAACATCAGGTAAAGGATTAAAATTATTTAGTGCCAATGCAGAAAGAATGAGAATAAACTCATCAGGTTGTATTAAAGTAGGACCAAATGGTGGAGATACTGCACATACATTTGAAATAGATACTTCAGGAAATGCAAATCACGGATTGTTTGTTAATGCAGACGAAGCAAGAGGAGCTGGAGATTATGCTTTATATGTAGATGATGAAGACCCTAATGCAAGAGGAACTGTTAGAATTGATAGTGCTACTGGAACAGCAGTAGATATTAATTGTGCTTCAGGTTACTTAGCTTTAGATGTATCTACACCCCTTGATAATGTTGCTAAGTTTACAAGCACAGATGCAAGTGCTGCTATCGTAATACAAGATAGTAATTCCACAGATAATTTCAATAGACTTCAAGTCGTTACTAATGATATGTTGTTTGTAACTAATAATAGTGAAAAGTTTAGAATAGCAGCTAATGGAGATTTGACTGCAACAGATACTTCTATCGCATCTAATTCTGACTTAAGATTAAAGAAGAATATTGAAAATTTTGAAGGCGGTTTGGATATTATTTCTAAATTACAACCAAGAAACTTTGAGTGGAGAAATCCTGAAATTCACAAAGAAGGAACTAGACGAGGATTTATAGCTCAAGAAGTAAAAGAAGTAGATGAGTATTGGATTAATACATTAAAAATTCAAGAAGAAAATAAAGATTACGAGTATGTAAAAGATACTGAAGGACAAAGTTTTGTGTCTAAGTTAAGTGACAAAGATGCAATGTATGTTTCAGCTATACAGGAGTTGAAACGAGAAATAGATGAACTCAAACTAAAACTAGGAGAGAAAAATGGCTAAAAAAATAGCAGAAAAAGCAAGTGATGCAGCAGTTAAAATGGTTGAAATCAAACACCTTCGTTCAATGAAAGATGAAGCAGGTAAAGACGTATCTGTAGTAGATAATATTGAAGTACGTCAAGTTGATGAGATGATTACACAAGCAGAAGCACAATTAGTAAATGCAGAAGCAAGAGTAACTGAACTTAAAGCAGATATTGTTGAATACAAGAAAATCAAGGGTTAATAAAGAATGTTTAGGGGTCCCAACGGAGTAGGAAAAGGAGATAAGCCTAGGGATATAGGTATATCTCAAAAAGAATATGCGAAGCGTTGGGACATAATATTTAATAAAAAAAAGAAAGAAGGAAAAAAAAGTGACAGAACTGAGTAAAAACAGTAAAATGACATTGAGTATTGAAACATTAATATCATTAGGAACTACACTAGTGTTAGTAGTGGGTATGTGGTTTTCATTACAAGCAGATATTAAAGAAGCAAAAGAATTACCTGAACCTCCAATAGGTAGAACTGAGTACGACTTAAAGGACCAAATGATTAGAAACACAATCATTGAAACTGAAAAAGATGTACAGGAAATTAAAGAAGAACAAAAAGAAATGCGTACAGATGTGAAGAACATTGAACGTATGTTGATGCAAAAGTGAGGTACAGAGATGAATTGGTTATATGGTATTACATATTTGGTTGGTATTTGTTTATCGGTATCGCCCTTATATGCTCAAAGTAGTTTAAAAGATTTACAGCAGATTCAATTATTGAGTCAAGACGAATGTATTATAGTCCAAGTAAATGCAGATTGGAACTTTAAAGCATCGTTAGATTTGAATGGCTTAAATAATTGTGTATGGTTTAATGCAAGTATAGATGATAAAGAATACGGTGCAATTATTGCAGATGAGTGGAAGATAGTTTCTGTGCCAACAATAATTATGTTTGAATATGGTAAAGAAGTAAAAAGATTTGAAGCTGGATTAAGTTTCAATTTAGATAAAGATAAAATCATCAAGGAAATCAAAGATGAAATTGATGAAATACAACTAAGGAAGTTTCAATGATATATTTAGCAAGATGGTTTAAAAAATTATTTGGTTGCGTGTTATTAATGGGAGCATTAACAGCACAAGACTTTTTTAAGTTTAGCACTATATATGGTGCTTATAGCTTTAGCAGTCCTGTAACTAAAGAATTACAATACCAAGTATCTGGTGGACAACTACAAGAATTACAAGAGGAGCTAGATGACCATAGTATTATGACATTTGGTATTAGAAAACTAGCAAGGTTTGGCTATGAGAACAAACCAGAAGTTTGGTATACAGGAGAAGAAGCACCTATAAATGAAAGTGCTGCTATTGGTAATGTACCTACTGGCTGGGAGTATGTAATACAATACTCTGACCACAAAGAGTTTGAAGAAGAGTTTGTAAACGAACAATATATGTTACGATATATGGGAAAGAATTTTTTAGTAAAAGCTAACTATGATTCCAGAGGATTAGAAGATGTAGAGTTTGCAGCATTAGATATGCGTTACAAAAAAGATGTAGGTAATCTAGCACTATCATTAGGAGTAGCTGGTAGAATGCATCCAGCATACTTAGACTTTAGACCTATTGATTTATGGTGGGCTGAACAAGATATTAACACAGATGAGTTTACACCCTTTTGGGACTTTGCTTATTTCTATGGCTATTCAGATGAGTTTGTAGAACAGTTTACACAATATGGATATAGTTACTTTGATTTCAAATGGTATGATGCAGAAGGAAACCTTGTTGCTAATACTGATGAACAATTCTATAAACAAGTATATGGAGAGCTTGTTAAACAATATAATGAAGAATATGCAAAAGACTTAGGATACCAGAACGAACTAAGTTTATCAGTAGGTGCAGACTATTATAAATACACACCTAAGAACTGGTTGCATATGTGGGTTACAGCTTACCCAGTAACTAAAGGTATGTCTGACTATGCCTTTAACTATGAAGTAGCCGAGAATGGCATTGATTACGACTTAGGAATGGTCTATGGTTGGAAGCTTACTAATAAGTTTGGAGTATTTTTAGAAGGTAGATTCTTGTCAATGTACGATGTACAGTCTTATGAGTCCAAGGTTGGACTTAACTGGTTGATATACTAATGTCTAAGAAAAAGAAAAGTAAAGGTAGTCCTACTCCTAAAAATAAAGCTTTATACTCTAGGGTTAAGTCAGCAGCAAAGAGTAAGTTTGATGTATATCCTTCTGCATATGCAAATGCTTGGTTAGTAAGAGAATATAAAAAACGTGGTGGTAAGTATTAATGGCTTACCAAGGCGGTCTTAAGAAGTGGTTTAGTGAGAACTGGGTAGATATAGGTTCAAAGAAAAAAGGTGGTGGACATGAGAAATGTGGTCGTTCATCAACAAAGGGTAGTAAAAGAAAATACCCTAAATGCGTACCTTCTTCTAAGGCAGCAACTATGTCAGCATCACAAAAGAAAAGTGCTGTACAAAGAAAAAGAGCAAAAAAACAAGGCGTAGGCGGTAAGCCAACAAATGTAAGAACATTTGCTATGAAACAAAACAATAAGAAAAGAGCATAATGGCTATAAGAAAAACTACTACAGGTAAAAGTCCTAACTATAGAAAGACTAAAGATGGTGCAGGGATGACTAAAAAAGGTGTAGCTGCTTATAGAAAAGCAAACCCTGGAAGTAAGTTACAAACTGCTGTTACTGGTAAAGTAAAACCAGGTAGTAAGAAAGCTAAAAGAAGAAAGTCATACTGTGCTAGGTCTGCAGGACAATTAAGAAACAGTTCTGCTGCAACTAGAAACGACCCTAATTCAAGAATTAGACAGGCACGTAGACGTTGGAAGTGTAGATAAATTAAAAAAACATTGACAAAAAGGTCATAACCAGTTATCTTTGAAGACTACTTCAAGGGACTGGTATTAGGGTTACCCTATTAGGGTTCCTTAGAAAGAAAATAAACGGGAGGATATATGAAATTTTTATTAGGAATAGGGTTTGGTTGGGGACTTCAATATGCATGGTGTAAGTATAAAGAAAAGTGTGATTGCGGAGAATACTCAAACATAATGAAATTAAAAAATAAATTAAATAAAATAAAGAAGAGTAAAAAAAATGCCTAAATTAAATATGATTGCAAATATTATTGATAAAGTAGCTGGTCATGTAGACAAGTTTACTTTAGACAAAGAGGAACAAGCACAATTAATACAAGAGATAAACAAGGCACAGATAGAAGTCAACAAGATAGAGTCTTCTTCTTCCAGTCTATTCAAGAGTGGTTGGCGTCCGTTCGTAGGTTGGACTTGTGGAGTAGCTTTATGTTATCACTTCGTATTGCAACCCTTCTTAATGTTTGTACTCTTATCTGTTGGGAAACCTATGGAACTCCCAGTATTCGATATGAGCACACTAACGACAGTACTTTTTGGAATGTTAGGTCTTGGGGGAATGCGTTCACTGGAAAAAGTGAAGAGGTCAGCTTAGTGGTAAATCAACAACAAGTTAAAGAACTAATTTTTGAAGTATGTAGCAAGCTAGGAGATAGGTATTCTTCTAACGATGCAGTTGAATTAGTTTATAATACAGGATTAGTGGAGAGCAGATATGAGTACATTAAACAAATTGGAACAGGACCTGCTAAAAGTTTTTGGCAAGTTGAGCCAGAAACAGCCGTTGATAATTGTAAAAACTTTATTGCAAACCGCCCTGAGCTGGTTGAAAAAGTTGCTTCAATTCTTAACATTGACCCTAGTAATATTACTGAGCCTAACCTTATATTTTGGGATTGGATGCTTCATAGTAATAACGCTGCTGGTATTCTACATTGTAGAATTAAGTATTGGAGGATTCAAGAACCTATACAACCAGGCATTGATGGACTAGCTTATTACTGGAAAAAATATTATAACACAGAACAAGGTGCTGGAACAGAACAACACTTTAAAGATATAGTTAGTAAACATAGTAACTAATATGGCAAAGCAATCATTTAATATAAAAAGGTTTGATGCGGGTCTAAACAATAAAGACTCTCAAAAAGATTTAACAGATGGGTTTTTAGCAGAAGCAACTAATGTTAATGTAGGACATCTAGGTAAGATAATTACCACTGGAAAACTTGATGACCTTAGTAGTTCATTTACCTTAACAGATGATGGTGACGCTGCAATACAACCAGGATATGGATTGTTTAAGTTTAGTAGTGACATCACACCAGGCGGTGGAGCCGCAGCTGCAGAATATCTAGCTTATACATCTCCAAAGGGAGAGGTGTTTTTAAGCACTAGTGCTACATTTGGTAGTGCAGCAGTATTTGATTCTGCTACTTTAATAGGTACAGGTAGTGCAACAGACGCACAACCAGTATATTATTATGCTGATGGTGGATTACGCATAGCAGATTCAGACTTTGGTAATACAGGAAACAAACAGATAGTATTAGCTAGGATTGAAAGAACTAATGATGACCACCCAGATGTTTATGCGGCAGCAGTAACAGACCAAATGAAATTTTATACTGGAGGGTTTGTAGCACCAGCTGCTGCAGACTTTGTATTAAACTCTGGAGCATTACACGCACCAGTAGACCCTTCTTCTAATGTAGAAGATGGAGTAGACCCTGATTCTAAAGATTTTAGAATTGAAATGAGCTCTAGTAGTTCTAAAACAGATGGACTATGGCCAGAAGGAAATTATGCTATTGGAGTTAGTTATGTATATTTTGGTGGACAAGAGTCACTATTAACTAATATCTCATCTCCCATTGCTATTGCAGATGCTCAATATTTTATAGCTAGTATGACTATTGCAGATGATGCCTTAAACTCTTTCTTACAGGGAATGAGAATATATGCAAAGAATTTTAATAATCCAGATGATGAATATAGATTGTTACTTGATGTTAACTTTGAGTTAGGTTCCAGAGTATCCTTAGCGAATGAATATGATGCCTTTATAAACAAATCAGGGTATGTGGTAACCAATGACACCAATAACAGTGCTACCGATGCTAGAGCCTATGCTATCAAATCTCCCGCACTAGATACTTATTCTACTATTAATGGATTTCCACCAGAAGAAAAAGCAATTACATTTAATGGAGCTGAAGCATTTTCATATAAGACAGCTACTGTTGCTAATCAAAGAGCATTTGTAGGAAATGTATTGTATGTGAATGACGAAGGAGTTCCAAAAGAAATGGGAGATAGAATACAATACACTCCTGTTAGAAAGTATGATACGTTTCCACAGACATATTATTTAGATGTAGGAACAAACGATGGTGACGCTATTGTTAAAATTATAGAGTTTGGAGACAGACTCTTTGTATACAAAAAAAATAAATTATTTATTATTAACATTGCATCTGGTTCTGATGCTGGTTGGTATGTAGAGGGAGAGTTTGAAAACAGAGGTATCAGTCACCCTGCTGCTGTGGCTAAATCAGATTTAGGATTAGTTTGGGTAAATGAAAATGGAATGTTTAGTTTTTCAGATACTGTAAACAAACTAAGTGGAGCCATAGACGAAGATACGTGGGCAACTAATATAGTTGCTACAAGTTGTTCTGTTGGATTTATACCAAAAACAAATCAAATATTAGTTATAGGAGATTCTACTTCTACTGTTGATAAGGGATATATATATGACATTGGAACAAAGTCTTTTGTTAACATAGATATTGCTAACACTTTAGTAAATAAAAAAACTACGAACTTAGTTACTTACAACCAAGAACTAGTATGTATGGAATTAACCACAGGAACAACTGCTGGAGCAGGTAGTAATGATGTCTATACTGTTAAAAGATTTAACACAGACCCAAAAGCACAAACAATAGATATACAAACTGGAGAGATTGACTTAGGAGAACCTTCAGTAGATAAAAAGTTTTACGCAGTTTATGTAACACATAAGAATGCAGATGATTTAGTTATTACTGGTGGATTTGAAGGTGCTGCACCAACAACAAACATCTTTGATTCAAATACATTTTCAACAAGTAGTGCAATGGTAACTACAAAGTTTAAAATAGCTAGTGGTTCTAGGGTTAAAAAGAAATCAATACAGCTAAAGATATCAGGAGATTCACAAGCTGATTTTGAAATACAAGACATAACAATAGTTTTTAGGTCTAGAGGAGTAAGAGGATGACGTTAGTTAAAGGAAGAGCCGTAGCTGGAACAAGCAAACAAGTTAAGCGTGGACCTGTATCTGTTAATCAAATGAAAAACGGTGAAGAGATATTACAATACCACAAAGGAAGACTAAAAGTAATACGAAAAGAATTTGGTAAAATATTTGAACTAGAGTATAGTAGTCCAGAATTACAAGAATTAAAAACATTTGCAAAGTTTTCTGATATAAAGAAACCAGCAAGAGATGCTATTAAAATATTTTCTGGTGGAGTTAGAGCTGGTACTGGTAAAAAGTTCTATGGTTCTGTACCTGATGCTGGAGATTCAAATGTAGTAGGGGGAGAATTTGAAGTTGCTCCAGATGGAGAAAGCTTAATTTTAAAATAATATGAATAATAATACACAAACTAATAGCATATTTAATAGAGTAGTTCTTGCATTCATAGAGGATAAAGTGTTAAATTTATCCCAAAGGTTTATTAAAAAAAATAGAGGGGAACACCTAGATGTCCTTTAGTCCTAGAGTTCATAAGAAAAATAATATTAAGTATAGTAATGCTGCATCAAATGCACTTCTTAATTTAGCACAAACTAAAGCAGCTGAAACTATTATACTTGAAAGTATGCTTCAATCAAGATTAGATAAAATTGAAAGGGCTAAGAAAAAAGGTAAAAAGTTTGGAATGTTTAAAAGTATTGTTAGTAAAATTATTCCAGGAAAGTTAGATGATGCAATACTAAGCATTGCCGATGCTGCATATAAAGATAGATTAAGGTCTTCCGCTTTTGGAGGAATCGATACAGGTGAAGTAACTTTATTAGCAGATGCTGCAAGAGAGATTGACTCACAAGCTAGAGGATTTTCAGAAGACTTAATGAAAGATATGAAATTTTCTTCTAGTGCAAAAAACTTTGTGTCTGAAAAAATGATGGCTCAACTAGCAGAGCTTCCTGAAATAAAAAAAGCCCAAGATAAGTTTAATAGTTTAGGCCTTAAAGAAAAATTTATACCTAAGAATATGTTAGACTTTGTTAAGTCTGCCAGTGATACCACTGCTCAGTTTATGAAAAATCCTGTAGGATTTATGAAACGATATGAACGAGACCCCATCACAAAAGAATTACAATATAAAGGTACAGCTTCGTTAAATAAATTCTTTAGTTCTACAGTAGAGTCAGAAAGAAAAAAATACCAAAATGAATTTAACAGGTTAAGAAAAGAAGCTGGATTAGACATGAGTGTTTATAATATGTTAGAAACACCAGAAGTAGACCTGCAGTTTAGAATGGATACTGAAATAGATGAAACATTATATGACTTTGGGGTTGCCAGTGTGGATGTTCCGTCAGCATTAGATGTTATTACTCAAGAAACTGATGCAGGTAGTTTAATGTTGGACAATACTTTATTACAAGATATAAAACAAGGGTTACCTGAGCCTACTCCAGAAGCTATGGGATTATCTCAAGAGATAGAAAGTATGGTGCCTGAACCATCTATTGATTTACTTAACCCTAATTTTAGTTCACAACTTTCAATGTCTTCTAACACTAATTTACCAAAAGAAGTAAGAGAAGATATTTCAAATTTACCTTCAGGTGTTTTTTATAATGTAGATGAGCTGTCTAGAAATAGTGGAAAGTTTCATAGACAAGGACAGTTGGGTGCAATGAGAGATTTTGTAGATAATTTTGGTACATATGGTCCAGGAGATAATGACCCTAACGCTGTTGTAAAAATACAAGACGCTTTTAATGTTTTTAGTAAAAAGTTTAATGAATCAAGAGGGTATAAACTTAACCCAGTTACAGGAAGATACGAATAATGGCCTCAAATTTAAATAGTCTGTTAGCATTAGGTAGTCTTGAGGGAGCACAAAATAATCTTAAGAAAAAGAAAAACCCTCAGTCTTTTTATAATACTCCTTTTGAAGAAATGAAACCTATCAATACAAACCTTGAAGGAAACATGGGAGGCAATAATTTTGGTGAACCTATACAACAACAACCATCTTTAAATATTCAAAGCCCTTCACAAATGTCAGCGTCATTGCAAATAGATGCTATCGGTGGTCAGGCTCAAGGATTCTCAGGTATGTTTGGACCAGACCAAGCAGGAGATAACTCTGGATTTACAGGAGGCGGTTCATATGGAGATATAGACCCAAATGATACAGGTGCTACACCACCAGCAGGAGGATTTTCTGGAGCAGGTTCAGAGGGTGCAGGAGGGTTTAATGGATACCAGCCTTTCTCTACTTCACAAGAATCTTTATTTAGTTCTTTCTTTGGTGGGTTACAAGACCCTTATAGAAGCCAAATTACTTCAGCAACAGGAGCAGACAGTGAGGGTGGAGCAGCATTATCATTAAAAGAATTAGCAGACTTAGCTGGATTTGACACAAGCAAATTAAGTGCGACAGATTATGAAGCCTTAAGAAAAGCGGGTATTTTACAGTTTGCAAACTATATGGAAGGTACTGGAGAGCAGTTACAAAATTTACAATCCTATAGAACCATGTTACTAGATACAGCAACAAAAGAAGGAACGTTCCAAGTAGGAGGACTATTGGGAATGGTAGAGGAAGAATCTGCATCAGGACTTCAGTCAGGTAGACAGTCAAGAAGAGGAAAGCAAGCACGTAAAAGTCTTAGAGATGCAATGAAGACTCAGCTACTTGGAGGAGAAGAAGCTTATCAATCAGAACTTGACAGCTTGAGAGGTAGTGTTGTAGGAGGATTACAAGAAGGACTAGCTAATATAGCAGACAGTGTAATTGGATTGAATGCAGACTTAGGAACAAAATTAAAAGACTATAGCTATCAAGACCCTACTATGACAGGCGGAGCTACTACTCAAAATTATACAGGTGGAGTTCCAGGAAATTATCAAAGTGTATATAATCAGTATGATATAAGCAATCAAGATATGGGACAGATACAAGGATTTATTTCATCTCAGTTTGCTGCTAATGGTTCCTTCCCAACATCTGATGATGTTAAATCTTACATAACTGGTACGCTAGGATATAGAAGTGGTTCAGACGAAGAGCAACAAGAAGGCGATTACTATTAAAGGAAAAAATTATGGCAAGTAACCCACTAGCAGGACTATCAAGATATATTAACGTAGAGTATGACGAACCAGAAACTAATGTTGTTGACTCTATCTTTGGTACATACTCAGAAAGAATGGACCGAGATATTGCTAAAGCTAATATTGGATTAGAGAGAGAAAGACTAAGATATAATGCTGACTTAGCACAGACTCAGCAACAACAAAAACGTATAGATACAGGTAGAAGAAATTTAAACACTGACATTATTAACACCCTTAATGTAACAAAAGGTTTGCCTTATTTTATGAGAGAAAAACAAGTATCAGGAATAGCTAGTAGCTATGTTGATATTTTAGGACAAGATGTTGTAGATGAAGTGGTGGGTGTATCTAACCCTCTGAGTTTGGCTAAAGGTGATGGATACGCTGGAAAATCAAAAGCTAATTATGAAACTATTCAAAAGATGAGCAGTGTTAAAAATCCAGAAGAATTATTAATACTTGAGTCAAACTTTAACTATGATGCAGACCAGCTTGAATCGTTTAAACTTAAAAGAAAAGAAACCGCTCAAACAATAATGAGAGAAAACCCAGATGTAGCTGAACTATGGAGAGAAGCAACTGGTAGATATAATGCATATGACAAAACGTATGGAGATATTGTAGGAAAAAATAAAAGTCTGAAAGCACAGCTAGGACTTCTTCCAAGCGGTCTAATGGACACAGAAGAAAATATGAGAGATAGAATGAACACAGTTATGGGTCTGGAAAGTTTATCTGTAGAAAATGGAAATACATGGAAAGACACAGAAATGGGAAAAACAATACTAGCAAATGAAACTTTCTTAGTTAATGCTGACAATGCAATGTTATCTTATGACAGATACAAAAAAAACCCTTTCTTATTTATAAAAGAAAATATAGATATGCCTACAGGTCCTTCACCTGAAATTCTTGAAATACAAAGTAACATATCTAAATTAATGGAAGACTTTCCCGATGATGTAAAGTTAAACTTAGACTTAGGTTCAATTTTCCCTATGAAAAACATTGGACTTAGTGAAGAGCAGATAGCAATGAGAGACACTGAAGGTAATGTTGATGTTGCTAAAATGGTTGATGGAAAGTTAGTTCCTATAGTAGATGGAGCTCTTCAGTATGGTAGCCGTGAAGAACTTATGAGTTCAATGTTTCCTAATACTTCAGACACTACAGCGGTAGCACAACCTGATACTATGGTAACAGCACAACCTGATACAGTAGAAGCTGACCCTTTAAGAACAGTAGACACTGACAATATTTTAAGCAATAAAACAGTAGAGGTAGACAGTGGTGTGTACCCTTCTCCAAAACAAATGTTCGATATAATGGGAATGGCAGAATCATCAGGAAACCCAGACTCTACTAGAACAAATGACAACGGGACACTAGACTCTGGTTTAGTACAAATTAATTCATCGAATGTTTTAGAGCCTGGAAATGAATTTGGAGGAAAATCAAATATGATAATTTCAGAAGGACTACCAGGTGCAGGTGAACCAGACCCTCTATGGGCAAAAGCACAGACTATGTTTAAAGAAGAAATACCAGACTGGGAAAAACTAGACGATGCTGGTAAAATGGAAGCCGTAAAAAATATGACAATTCAAAAGAAATTTTTTGATATGTGGTATCCAGTAAGGCCTGCAGATTTTAGAGGATTGCCAAGAGCTATGGAATTGTATAATAAAAACAGACCACTACAAAGTTTAAATCAAGTATCTGATGTATCACTAGGAAATATGTCTTCTGATGATGTAGTAAGAACAGAGCTAGACAGTCTTGGAATTACTGCTGGTGGACAAAATGTAGAATATAATTTTGAAGAGGCTTCTTCAGATAGCACGAGGTAACTATGCCTCATGAACCAAACCATCAATCTGGTAGCAAATATCAACTAAAGGGACCTCAGTATACTGAGCCTGACTTTTCTATAGGACCAGAACCACAAGAAGAAGAACCAAAGTTTAGCATCTTTATGCCTGACTATCTTTCTGATATGTTTAAGTCTGGATACAATCAATCTATTACTGCTAATGCTATACACTTATTAGGAGAGGGAGAAGCAGAGGGTGCAAAAAAGATGGATGCCTATGTGCCTGACATTATGAGAAAGCATGAAGTCTCTGATGATTTTAGTCAATACGATGAGAGTATGTTGTTTGATATAGGGTCAACCCTTGTAAGTATTGTTGCCGATATTCCTACAATAGCCGCTGCTACTTATGCGTCTGGTGGAGCTGGATTTGTGCCAGCTGCAGGAGCTAAGGTTGCTCAAGTTACTGCTCTTGCTGCTAGGCTTGCACCAAAGGTAGCACAAGGTGTAATAAAAATGCAAAAAGGTTTTAAGAGTGCAGGAGTTGGAGACAAGGTTATTAATAAACTATCAAAAAGTGTGTATGAAACTCTTAGCAACCCAACTAATTTAGTAATGCAAGGAAATACGTTGGGTATATATAGTGCTACTCATGATATAGTGGGACAAAAAGTATATAATGAGGATGGTGCATCATGGCAAAACAAGGTAGACTATTTACAAGCTGTTGATGCTGGAGTTGCAGGGTGGAAAGGTGGAGCCGCATTCCCTATTGGTGCTGCTATAGGTAAACCAATAGTTGGCGGAACCCTATCTAAGTTTGCACCTGGTACTAAATCAGCTGCGGTATTGCAAAAAGTTGGAGGAGAAGCAGGGGACATATTAGGTGGAGGATATGCTTTTGTTGTGCCTGAGTATGGAATAGCACCACCTGCCGAAGCATTGTATCATTCTATTGGTGTTGTTGCAGGATTAAAAGGAATGCAAGGTACGCAAAAACAAATAAGAGAAAGAGTTCTAAATACTAATAAAGCCTTTGACATAAATCTAACAGATACAGAAATAGCAAGAGCTCAAGATATAATAGGGGTAAAGATAGAAACAGAGGTAACAAACTCTAATTCAGTATACGGTAGGGATGGAGTAGAGGTAAGAAAGATAGGAGTTACACCTAAGAACAATGCTAAATACCAAGAAGTAAAGCAAGATGGAACTGTTGGCCCTACAAAATATATGAACAATAATAAGTTTCATAAAAAATATAATGTTGAAAATATAGAATCTTTACCAGCAGATACTATAAGAAAAAGAATTGAAGAGCTGGCAACAGACTTAGGAGCATCAAGTTCCAAAGCAAAAAGTGAGTTATACTATGATGGGATGCCACCCAAAGGATTGACAGAAGGACAAACTGGATTAAGCCGTATGTCTTCAGGTAAACAATATGAACTGTTTAAAGATTTAAAAGCACAGAAGATTATGACTGATTATATGAGAGACATATCAGTATCAAAACTACCACCAGCTAGACTTCCTATGATTGGAAAAATAGTTGATATGCTTACATTAGATGTACCTTTTATGCCTGAAGCTATAAAAAGAATTAGAAGTAATGCAGCCAGAATAAATAAAAGAATAGACTCAGACCCTTTTGCTAGAGATATGTGGAGAAAGTTTAATGCACTACCTTCTAAAATTCAAGCTATACAAGGTAGAATCCTATCTGATGCTGGGGTAATAGATTATCTTACTAATAAAAAAATAGATGGAGTCCGACTAACAAACGATATATTAACAGGAGTAAAAGATAATCCTGTCGTTAATTCAGTTAGAAATGTGTATGACTTTTTAGGTGGAAGACTTAGAGAAAAAGGTATCATACCTAAAGAAGTACCATTAGAACCAAACTATCAGCCGCACTACCCAAGACAATCTGTAATGGAAGCGTTACAAAGCTTACAATCTAAGATAGCTAACAGCACTTTTAAATTTGAAGGTAGAGACGAATACCTTTCTTTTGTTAAGGAAAACAATAGAGCTGTAGAAGGAAATAAAAAACTGTCTGAAGCTGAAACAAAACTAGTATCAAAAGTATTACAAGATTGGATGAAGACTGAGAAATCTGTAGGAGCTGTTAAGTATGTACAACAGTTTGTAGATAAAAATACAATTACAAAAGGAAAGACAAAAGAAATTCAGTGGGACAAAGCATTCAAAGAAATTAATCAGCATTTAAATACCGTAGGTAATAATTCATTTCACAACTTTACAAAAGGTAGAACAACACAAATTAAATGGGATGTAGAAAAAGGTGGATACGATGTTGACATTTTTGAAACAAATGCTTTTAAAAATTTAGAGAAATATAGTAGAGATGCTGCAGAGTCTTTGGCTATTAATGAGCAGTTTGGTACTAACTTTGAAGTGTACAAGAAAACAATAGAACAATTAGAGATGCAAGGGAAAGACCAAGATGTTACAGCTCTTACTGATATGTATGATGCGACTTATAACTATAGAAAGTTTTGGACAAAGCCATTAAACAGTAAACCTTGGGATGTTGCAAGAACAGTAACAGAAAAATTAAACTATGGAGTAGAAGCAATAAACAATGTCTTCTCTGGGTTATTAGTTTCTTTTGGATATGGTCCTGCGTATAATGTTACTCAGCCATTGATTTCTTACAACGCAGCTGTAGGGTATATGCCTAGTGTTAAGTCAGGATTAAAAAAGTTGACTGCAGAAGGTAGGAAAGAACAAAAAAAGATGTTAGATGAAACTGGAATGACACTTCAAGGAGATAAAGAATTGTTTGAATTAACTCATGGTACATTTAATGATGTAAATTCTTTTCACAGAAATTTTGCAGCTTGGTCAGCTAAAAGAAGTTTACTTTCTTTAGGTATAGATGTATCAACTACGTCAGGAGCTAGAAGGTTAAGTATGCAAGGTTCTACACAAAAAGTACACGAGTCTGCTGTGCTTGCAGGGTTTGAAGCAATGAACGATTTAATGATTACTGCTAAAACAGGAAGTAACCTTTTTGAAAGAACTTTTTATTCTGATAAAATAAAAAAGAAAATGGAAGCTGATACACTAGGTAAAGAAGAAGTCGCAGGTTCTAATGCAGTTGAAAGAAGAAAAGCTTGGGCTAGAGAAAAATTACTTACAGATTTTAATATTACCTATAGTGGTTCACCATTGACTAGGAAACAAGCAGGGGATGGAGCAATATTTTTTGCAGATAAAACACAGTTAAAAAGAAATGTAGCTGATGAAGCATATTATATGTCACACCCAATGAGTAGAAATGCTTTTAGATTAAAATCGTTTGTTATAAAACAAACAAAGTTAACTCACGATTTAGTTGCCAGACAATTACAGTATGGTAATGCAGTTCCATTATTAAGAATACTTGTAGCTGGAGCAGCTGGTACACAATTAATTAAATTTAAAAGATTGTTAGAATCAACATTAAGTGGAGAAGATGTGATTACTAGACAAGATGAAGATAGTATGATTGATGGAGTTGTTGCTATAGGTGCGGGTGGTTATGTTGCTGATTTAAGTACTGCTGATGATATTTTTAAAGCTTTACAGTTTCAAGCAGAGCCGTTGTTCTGGGCTATCGGTAATGACATAGCTGATGATATATCTAAATACTATCATGAAACAAGATTGTTAGATATGGAAGACCAACTTTCCTCAGCATCATCAGAATTATCTAAATATTTAGGTGGACCAGCAAGGGCTACTGTTAGAAGGTTAGAAGGTTTTAAAGAAAAAAGAGATAGGTTAGTTTATATTAAAGGTTTAAAAGAAAAAGAAATTACTAACTTATGGTTGAAGGCTCAAGATATGCAGAACGAATCTGATAAAGAGAAACTATTAGATAAAGCTCAGAAGAAAGCAAGAGAATGGAATCAAGCTTACGGTGCCTACGGAGTTACAATAGGTGATGATTACTCCTCTATTTATAATATGGTAGTTAAAAAAAGATTAGCTGATTTAAAAAGAGAGCAACAAAAAGAAAAAGAAAGAAATAGATAGTACTTTTAATTTTTTCTACACTTTTCTAAAATTTTCCTTACGAGGATAGGCCTATACGGCCATAACTTTTTCTATTGGATATAACTATCGAGTAAATATACTTAAGACTATAGAGATATAGCCTCGTGTATCATTTATCATTTTCGTATTTTTCGTGCAATTCTAGCATGACACCAGCTAAATAGACACACAAATCAAGAACTTCTTCTATGCTTTCCTTAAGATTGTCCCTACTTCCATCGATTGGAACTTGTTCACCATACTTTGCAGCACCGACATCTAGCCGCTGCTTAATCATACATAATATTTTATCGTTGTTCTTCATAATTTTTATGGGGTAATGGTAGCCAACCTTAGTATTGCAAACAATTTTAAAAGTAATAGTATTCCTTTCACTTTTTTAATTGTTTAATTTTATACTATATTACCCCAATGTTAGCTGTCAGACCAAAAGGAAAAAACTAACTGTATAACAATAAACATCTGACAGCTATTAAAGTTTTAGGCTAGCACTTGTGTTGATATTTTATACGGAAAATATTCTACTAGCCTAAGTGTTAAAAGGGCATATCGTTTTTAGGTGGTGCAGCTTCTTGAGGTTGAGGTCTTGCTCCGCCTCTTTTAGCTTCGTAAGTTTCTTTGTCTTCAAAGACAATAGATATAAAATCATTTCCATTGCTTGCTTTCTTACTCCAGCCTGAAACATATCCTTCTACTCCATTAAAAGTTACTGTCCCTATTGTTTTCCAATTAGGTCTTTTTGGATTGTCACCTACATCATTATGAAATAGGTTTGCTGTATTTGGTTTTGGTACATAATCACTCATTAGTTGTCTCCTTTATGTGTTCAACAGATGTAGGGTTAGCTGAAGCCTCTCTCATATCTTCAGGTGGCCTTTGTTCTTCTGCTTGTTTTTCTAAAATAATTCTTTCTTCTACTTTAATTCTTATGTTTCTGAGGTCTTGTCTAATACCATCTTCAAGTTCGCCCTTCTTTGGTTGTCTAGTATACACCTCTATCATATTCTCTAGTTCTTCTAATCTAAATTTAAATGTTATTGATATATCTTTGTAGTTTATTTTCATTTCTTTACCTCTATATAAGAAAGTTTTTTTAATCTTTTATAAGACTTTGAGTCTGAAGATTGCATTAGTCTATCTCTGTACTTAGAAACTAATTCATTATGTCTAATGATACCAGCACCTGTTATCTTTCCATTTTTATATAAGTCTTTGTATACCTTAATCAAGCCTCTTATCTCCATGTTCTGCCTCTTTTAAAATTTTTAACATTAATAAATATCTTTCTAAATCAATAACTATAACTGGTTTAATTCTGTCTGCTCTTACTACTACACCTATCTCTTCTTTTTCAGGTAGCAAATAAGATGGTATAGCTTTACGCATCTTACATCCATAATACTTTCCATCAATTAATATGTCTCCTAGTGGATGACAAGCTCCACCCCTGTCTCTGTTGTGAGCATCTAGGTTAAAATCTTTAGCTAGGTTTACTGACAGCCTTTGTAGCTCTGCTCCCCTTTGCCTGTTTCTTCTTCCCATTTGTTGCGGTGTCATCTTCTTCTTTGGCATTTACTTTCTCCTCTACATACTTTGTAAGCTTTTCTGTTTTTCCATCCATATCTAATAAAGAATTAAATAAAAAAAACATACTTCTTACTTCATTGTTTAGTGCTTGAAACTCTTGCCTTGTCTTTACTATCATTGTTGCAAGTTGTTCATAGGTTAATTTAGTTTTTTTTCTCTTCATATTTTTTATTTGGTTTATAACAATCTTCTTCCAATCCTAAATAAGTTCTCATCCACCAATTATATTTACTTGTGTAAATACAATGTTGCATATCAAATAAGTCTTCATTCTTTTTTTGAATTAAAGATTTTAACTTGGCTCTCTTCACTCTTACTCCACTCAGATAAAGACAAACCTATTTGATTTCCAAAACCTCTATTAAAAGAGAACCCTCTATTACTTAGGTTCACTATAGACGTATGGTACTCTAAACCAGTTCGTTTATCTTTTACTTTTATTTTACTTGCTCCCATTTCTTTAGCTTTTGACAGAGCCAACTCATCAAATGCTATTGCACGAGGAGTTCGTAGAAAATCTTTAGAAGAATCTAACTCTTTTGTAAAAGTTTCACCCTCTATTTTTCCTACTACTTTCTTGTTTATCTTTACTTCTTTTTTCTTCATTGATTTAATTTAAGTGTTTGACTATATATAATCAACTGAAAACTTTCTCTACCTCTTCTGGTGATAAAGTAGTGTCTTGTGCATCAATCAATCCTTCTAACCATTTCTTTGTATCTTCAATGTTAGATGCATTTATACGATTACTTTCAAGTCCTTCTCTAACTTTTTCTTTTGTATCTTCACTTAACCCTTGACACATACCACGTAATATCACTGCATCGGTGGCTGATATAGATTCACCCTTTACTTTAACTACCTTCTTAGGTTTAGCTGCAGGTTTGTTTATAGGTTTAGCATCAACCTCTATAGACTTTACATCATTGTCTGCATCACTAGCAATACCCACGAATGCTGACAAGCTGTATCTTCTGAAGTAAGTAATAGCTGAACCTACAGACTGATATATGTTCATACCTTTAGAGTCTGCAATCGGTGTCATCATACCGCTACGTATCCACTCTCCTGATGTGTGCATATACAAAGTCTCAACACCTATCTCACTGCTAGAGCCTACTGGCATCTGAACAAATGATATTCCATGTTTGGTTAGTAATGGTCTAAGGTATTTAACTAGTGCATCGTATGATGTATAATTATATCCATAGCCTTTACTGTCGTGTGCCATGTCTTCAATCTCTTGTTGAACTTTAACTTGTGCTGATGCTAAGTTCTTGATTGATTCTGACATTGTTGTTTCTACTCTCATCGTTTCTCCTTTATTTTATCGTTCTCTTTTTTCATGTCGTTGTATATCTTGACATACTTCTTGTCTTGGAATATAATATTGTTTGGATTTAAATGCCCTTCTTTTTTTATATCCCAAGCATTGTCAATTACTTTTTTCATTTTCTTTTCTTTCTTATTGAAGAAGTCATGTTGTGCTCCATGTATTCATAACCTAAGCTATCTAATTCTTTTAGTTTCTCATCTATCCCAATTAGCATCTTATGTTTTTTAAGCTCATCAATCTCTCTTTGTAACTTTATTGCTCTACTAAATTCAGTCATTATTTTCCTCCATGTCTTTTTCATATTTAAAGTCAGCCCAGTCTCTGCATACCGCACATAGGGCAGACCATATATTACATCCTACGTCTTCCATAGGCTCACTACTAGGTGAACCACCGCAATCACAGCAGACTAACACTCCTCTATCTTCATCTTCACTCATTGTTTCTCCTTATGCTTCTTGAACATCTTTATCTTCTACTTCTACACTCCAAACACACGTATCATCTAATCCTAGCTCAATACATTTATTAGCACAATCTTCGTATGTTGTAAATTCAAATCTATTATTATCTTTATCGTGTAAGTATTCATTACCATTCAATGAGATACCATTGATTGGTCTTGCTATTAAGTACACTGTATCAGTTTGTTTCATTTTGGTTTTTCCTTATGTTGTGGGCAGGGTTTTACCCCTGCCCTCTGTTTATTATTTATAGTCTCCAACGTTTTCCCAGTATGAGTTGGCTATCTTGTAACTACAATTCCAAGTGTCATACAGAGTCATATCAAAGTTATCTCCATTGACATAGGTAAGATGTCTTCTTGTGTGTACAATCAAATCTCTATCACACTTGATTTCTCTTAGCCTATACAATCTACCGTTGCTTTTTCTCATAGGTTTTCTTTTCACCCAACCAAGCTCTTTAAGATATACGCCATATGTTCTCCTATCATTTGGATAGAATCCAGTCTCAAGACTAATCTCTGTCAGTCTTTTAAACACCTGCATATAATCTATATTAGTAGCGTGTACTATTGCTCTGATGACGCAATCTTCCGCCATATCTTTTTTGTATTTAGTAGAGTAATACTTGTCTCTACCTCCGTATGATTTTACGAATTTCATTTGTTTTCCTTTTTGGTTTAAGCCAAGGCACCATTGCTTTGGCTTACAACACTTATATGCCACTAACTTTAAAAAGTTCCCAACTATTTTTAACTTCTTAAATGATATGTAGCATAATTTCTACCTTCACCACCAGTAGTTTCAATCACATACCCTTGTTGCTTTAAGGTAAAGATGATACCTGACAATCTAGTTGCATTATATAATTGTATAGCATCCCAACTAGTGATAGTCCCATGCTCCTCTAAATGTTTTAACACATATAAAGTTTTGCTTGGTCTACCTTTAGCTGAAGTTATTCTAGCTCTACCTGTCTTTAAGGTAGGTATGTTAGAATGTTTCTTTCTACCTGTTGCATAGGTCTTTCTCTTAGGTCCTTCTGCGTGTTTCTTTCTTCCTGTTGCATATGTCTTAGCCATTATTACTCCTTTTTTTTATCGTTTACTCCATTTACTCTGACCCTTCAATCCACCTCCGCAGTGGTTGAAGTATCCACAATATTTAACATTACACTCCCACTCATATACTGGTGCGGTGCCTAAAGATACCTCTGGTATCCCAATTTTAAATCGTTCATTCACATCTTGCCAATACCTGTAAGCCTTATCAATAAAGGACTTAGGGACATTGACTTCCCTCATTAAAGAGTTGTCTTTGTTATAATAAATCAATGCCAACTTCTGTAATTCAACATCATACTTCTGTTGATACCAGTATGCATAGGTGCCTAGCTGCAACGCATAATTCTCCGCAGGTTCAGGGTCAGGTGTTCTACCAAACAAGTTCCTCCACTTAAAACTATTGCACGTTTTTATATCATACATTGCATCGTCATCAACTATACATATATCAAAGAAGCCTCTGACATTTATGTCTTGTATCTGTATCTCTTCTTCAATCAATACGTCTACTCTTTCTTTCTCTCCATGTAGAGTTAAAGCATCCTGTATATCCCCATGAACCAAATCACCAAGTCTAAATAGCCTCAATGTATTCTCATCTATCTCTGTGCTTTCTACTTTCTCTACACTGTTGTAATATATCTTACGCATACACATTCCACTAGATGAGGCATGGAACCAATGTTCCCTGTCTTCGTATCTGTTGATACGATTATCCTCATTTAGTTTCTTTAAGTATCCTGCATATATTTCTTTTACATCAAGCACTTGCCTCTCCTAATAAGAATAACTTATCCTTATCTATGAATGTTAAGTTGTTCATCCTACATATTTTTTGTGTGCAATTCTTTACCAAAGTCATAAACTTATTGTTTGTATTGTCTTCGGTTGTATTGTTCATTACTAATATCTCAAACTCTAATACATTAATAACCTCTCTACAAAGTTCATCACTATCTTTTCTATCCATGTCATCAAACCCCTCTACATAACATCCTATGTCTGTTCTATCCAGTGGTATAATCACTGAATAAGTCCCAAGCTTTTCTATGTCTGCTCTATATTTTGATTCAATACTATCTGTTGTGTAATCTCTCACTATCTTTCTTTCCCTCCATTGTCTAGCTCCATATAGTCTTTGTCTGCTTTTCTGTGTGTATAGCTTATGTCCCATACAACTGATATATAATAAGCAAGTTCATTTTTAATTTCGTGAACCTCTTTACCTTTGCATATCATTTCAAGAAACTTATCTAGCTTAACCATCTCTCTATCTCTTGTTTCTTTTTCTTCGTTCCATTTATTGTATCTTATCATTACTTCTCCTTTGTCATTCATTATGCCATGCTATCCATAGCATAGTCTTGTTGTTTCTCATTCCATCCATCAACCTCTGCTTGTGTGTTGTCTTCAAGCTCTTTGATTTTTTCTTCAAGTTCCTCACGAATACTATCTGTATCGTAGTGTCTGATACCTGTCTCATCATCTATTGTATAATAAGCTGGTATTGTTATACCCCAAGCTGGTATTGTTATACTTTCTACACTTTGGTTTTTATTATTCACTAGCTCTTCCACTTCTACTTCTCTACATACCTCAAGTAATTCACGTCTCTGTCTATCTAACTCACTCATCTTACCCATTATCTTTCTCCCATTTGTTTATTTGTTCTAATAGTGATACCGCACATTCTTTTCTGCCCTCTGTTATTCTGTCGCATACTTCGTCTTCTGTGTCGTGTTTTAACCACTCTTTTATTTTATTTACTATTGTTTTGTTATTCATACTACTTATACTCCTTTTGTTAATTAAAGTTCCCAACTTTTTTTATCCTTCTTGCTTTCTATCAAAGTCTAATAACTCTGAACCTTTTTCTCTTATAAAGTCATTGTGGTCAATAAAATACTTTGGGCAATGATATGCTATTCTATGCCTCCATATACCTGTTGGGTCTGAAAACACTTCCATTAGTGTTACTTGTTTTGACAATATCTTTTTATATACCTTTTTAATATTGTCTTTGTTGTGGCTTATAAAAACTCTATGTTTCTTGTCACCTTTCAACAAATAATATATTGTATATTTAGTTCTATTTGATTTATTACCAAATACTATTTCCATGCAAAACTCCTTTCGGAATATCTGTATTCAACTTTATCCCAAGTATTACAAAACCTTTGTAACCATTTATATTGTTCTTGATTTTTATAGTTACCACAATATTGACTATCTAAAGCACACATGTGTTCTAATCCAT